TAGTTCTTGATGCCTTTCCTCTGTTTGAGCCTTATGACTTAGCATAATGTATTTGTTATAAAATCTATACGTTTGCCATTGTAATAACTCATCTTCTTTCACCCCTGTATATTTGCTCATGTTGTCAAGCGTAAGCATGAAGCCAAATAGTTCACCCAATTCAGGATAACCAGCCGCAACCTCTTTAGCGGTAAACTCGCTCTTTGGTACGTTTGAAGATACCCATCTTTCAACCCGTATAACTTCATCAAAAAAAAACCACCCATTGTAAGGACTAATTCACACGGTAGTTCCCCCACTTCTTTACTTAGATTTTTAGCCTTGATTAAATTATAGGTTCCGTCTTTTATTGGCTGTAGGTATATCGCCAACGCTATTAAGTACCTATCAAACCCATCTACTTTGATCGAGTTTTTAAGGTCTTCATATTGTCCTAGTGTATCCATTGCAATATCAATAGGAGTCTTGACCTTTACCCCTGCAAAGGCTATGAAGCTTGGAGGTATCATGTCTTTACTAGGCTGCTGTTTTAAGAATTGCAGGTCACTTACAAGCTCAATAAATTTATTACTTTGAGCAATGTCTCTCACGCTGTCTTTTTCTAATCCAGATAGCACCGCAATAAATTCAGAATCGGTCTTAAGGCTGTCAAGTTGCACAAACTTATTGAAGGACACATCTGCCCATGAGGTAGGCATTTTAAACTCGACTGTTTCGCCTGTGGTTTTGTATGATAGTTTATAATGTTTCATCGTCTTCGTTTATGTCTTAGTGGTGTGCCAAATGTGATCTGGCTAGGTTTTACGTTGGCTACATCGAAGTAAGCACGCATCATTAATGCATCGGAAAAATCAGGAGAACGACCAATATTGTCCTTCACTTTCTCTTTCGGTAGTATTCTTTTCTTACCTTCCTTGTCTTCTTCGAATGATTTCACCTGTTCTAATTCTTCTATTAGTTGCCCTTTATGCTTTTCTTCTAGCTCACATTCAATATAAATCTTATATTCGTTTATCAAATCTACTAATTTATAGTAACATTGTGTCTTGAGATTCAAATAATTTTCATCATTCAAAGCTCTACTACCGTTTACAAAGCCTTTGATTTTGCAATTATCTACAACTCCACCCCCTACACCGTCCTCATCCGCTACGCAATACATGGTAGGAATCTTGTGCTTATCTCTCAAAGCATTAATAGCATTCTGTATTTCTGTGGTTCTAGACTTGTCAAACACAATACACTCGATAACTCTGTAATCGTTCCATACAAATATAACCGCCTTATCACTTCCTAGCCGTGCAATGTCTGCCGTAATGTACTTAGTGCCTGTTGGTGCGTGATTGTTACTAAATACACTTATGATGTTATCGTAATCTATTAAGGTGCTAGGGTCGTCATCGTACTCCCAATTACCCTTGAGTAGTCTTTCCTTTGCTCCCTTGCTTAGCGTCCTCTCTAGCATTCTTAAATAACCATCGGGTAGCATCTTGTTATCCTCTGGTAATGCTTGAACAAAACGCTTATACTCTTCAAGCTCGTTCTTTTTGTTCTTTCGGTAATAGTCTTTGTAAAGGTAATTCTTAGCCGGGTTGCAAGTCTGTAATAGTTTTGCTGATAAATTATACTCTTTATTTTTCCACCGTCCTATTGAGGCTTTTAGGTTAGATGTAGCCTCATATTCAAATTCTCCGCTCTCTTCAATCCATCCCCTAGTAAACTGCATACTACCAAATCTTGCATATACAGGATCGCTAGGCTCGTACTTCGCTTGAATTAATTGCACTACGCTTCCGTTGTATAGCTCAAAAAAGTTATCTTGCCCGTTAAATTTATAGTAATTTCGTGTCAATCCCCAATTGTCAAAGACCTCTGTAATGGTAGGTACTGTATAACGCCTTAAATCGTTTAGTTTTTTACGTGCAATGAAGTATCTTGTTTCTGGATATATCAAAGCATCGGCAAATATAAGCTGTGCCCCTAGGTACGACTTGCCACTACCTTTAGAACCTCCATACACAATGTCTTCTACACCGTCATTAATCCAGTGCCTAGCTACTTGCTTTTGCTTTTCATTGCCGTTAGTGTCAAATAGTATTTTCATTTAACATCCATGCCTGTGATTTGATCTAGCTTGATATTGTTGGTCTGCTCAATGTTTTCTTTCAGGTTGTTTAATCGTTGAGTAATGGACGGATTAAATTGGCTTAACATCCCGCCCGTAATTTGATTGTTTCGTATTTCCATGCGTATATGCGAACAGATAGCTAGGAAGTCATCGTAATAACCCTCTCGATTATCAAAGTATTGATCTATCATTCCGTATCTATCATAGCAAAAAACCCCAAATCCATCCATAGTAAAAGGTAGTACTGGATTATCTGTTACCCTTTGCCCGTCCTTCCCTACATACTGAACCTTTGGCCAATTAGCAGCCTCTTGTTTAAGATGTTCTTTATAAGCAATGAAGGCATTATACAAATCATCAGGCTGTTTGAAGATTCGTTTAGGGTGAATGTTACCATTGTTATTAGCTTGTTGCTTTGTCTTGCGCTTTGCCATATGCAATCATTAGTCTTTAAATATAATACCAATCCCGGCCCAGTTTTGTGTAGGGTTGTCAATGATCTCTAGTACGTCTTTACCGTCTTTGATCTTCTCCCATGCTTTGGAAACATAACACAATTGTCTCCGATGATCCGCACTATCCACTATGTCGTGAAATATAATGGCACCACCTTTTTTTACTAAAGGAAGGTATAATTCATAATCTGTTAACACTCCTTTCTCTGAGTGATCTCCGTCAATTATTAACACGTTAGCTTTTCTGCGTCCTAGATATTCCTTTACTTCTTCTACGCAATCCTTAGAATTAGCTGTGAACTTCTTAATGTTTTCGTAGTCCCCTACACTCCAACGGTCTTTAGGTTCAATAGATATCACCTCTTTTGCTTTCTCCGCTAGTGTAAAGGTGGAGCCACCTGAATAGCTACCAATCTCTATTACAGTGTCCTTTTCGGTTACTAAGTCTATGACTTCTTTCCACTCACTTTCTATTTGCTGAATGCCGTTTTCTTTTCCTAGCTTCCATAATTCTTTGAATTCCATATCTTTACGTTTAATAATTAATACAATTTAAGCCTTTTTTATTAATAAACAAAGTAAATAATCTTTCTAGTATAAACGCATGCAACGTATAATGGTTAGTTCCGCTTATGTTTTGTAGCGTCCTGTTATAGAAAGCTTCTCCTTTATAGTCTGCATTAGTAAATAGCCATTCTTGCAACTGCTTATCTTCATTGTCTTGCATAGCATTCATAATAGGTTTTAATACTGTTTCAACATACTCAATGTAAATATCTGTTCTGGCTACTTGGTAGTTCATTAACGATACAAATTCATAAGGAGGCTGTATATTAATTGACACATTAGCCTTTTGTATCAAATGTGTTAAAGCATTCTTGAAATTCTTATGCCATTTATCGGCATGTTCAATCATGTGTATCTTGTGATAGCCGTTATACATGCGGTGAAATCCTAGCACATCAAAATTATTCTTGTTTATTGTGTTTTGCATCCACTGCATGAAGTTGTTCATCTCAATTTCTTTGGCCTTCATCTTGCTAAATGCACCGTCGTAGGATCTAGGGTTTAATTTCTCATAGTGCTTATGCGACCATACACCTACGTAGTCTGAATCCAATGAGGCGTTAACTCTTTCGGCAATGATTTTATTCTCGAATGTATAATACTGATCTTCAAAATTATATGTGCTAGGAGCAGGATTATACACACCACAAACAGAATCATGTTTATAGATACTTGCTCTTTGATTTTCTTCATAGTATATCTGGAATATTTTAAAGGTAGCCATAACCTATTAAATAGTTTTTTGCGTGTCGTAAAGTTCCCTCTCTATTACAGATAGTTGCATTACCTATATCAGCGTGCTTTTTAAACTCTCTAATGAAATCAAAGATTATCGACTTCTGTTCTTGGGACACTTTGCACCCTGCCTTTATTGCTCTGGCTTTAGTGTAGGTAGTTAGTAGCATGTCGAAATCTTTCTGCATAAATGCAAATATAATTATTTTTTATCACAATCGAATAAAAACCCAATTTTCAAATATGGGTGGAATATTATTCTATTTTTAACCCGGAAGCCTATAGCCCATGGCTGATATTCTGCTTTTTTATTTACGTT